CCCCTTGGGCTTGTCGTTCGGGAACAACAGATGGGCGGCTTCCATGCCCCCGCCGTCTCCGTTTCCACCGTTCCCCGGCTGGTCGTCGGCGACTGCCGCGCCAATACGGGCCATGAACCTGATTACCTCCGGATGGTTTCCACCACCTGAGGTCACCAGAAACGCGTTGAGTTCGGGGGTTCCGAACTGTGCGAGCGCGCGCTGTGCGGTTTCGACGGAGGCGTTCCACTTCTCGCCGCCGATCTCCGGGTCTTTCTTGGCCGTCTCAACCCAACTGGTGTTGAGCTTGGTCCAATCGGCTGCTTCGGCAGCAGCGCCGGTTTTCATATGCTCGGCAAGCTGGTTGGCGAGCTTCTGAGCCTGACCCTGTGTCAAGCCGATGTCCTTCATGATCGGCGACATGGCCTCGGTAAGCTTGGCGTCAAGCTCGATGCCTTCAGGCATCGTGAACTCATACTTGCCGTCGTCGGGAACCCTGTTGATCGGGTTCGCCGGGTCCTTCAGGTCATGTTCGGCCTTGGCCTTGGCGTTGTCGTCGGCCGACTTGGCTGGGTCGTTGACGTACGGCTTCCACGCCTCAGGCTGGCCCTCTGTCGGCTTGGCGGCATCTGGCTTGGCAGTGTCGGTGAGCAGGCTTCCCGCCGCGCCATCGGCGGCCGGCTTGCCAGCTTCGGCCGATGGCTGACCGCCAGCGGGGGCTCCTGCTCCCGCCGTTGCCGAGCCATCACCGCCACCCGAGCCGCCGCCATCCTCCGGGGCAAACACAGCACCAGCGGGCCACACGCGAACGCCGGCCATCAGCTTATCAAGCATAGTCGTCTTCCTCTCTTCCTTCGGATTTACGCGAGCGCGCCTCCTTGGCGGCCCTGTTCAATTCGCGCTGTTGTGCACGATCGAGGAGCATTCGCGGGTATGCGGTCGAGTCGATGCTGTCGATCTTGGAAAGCAGCTCAAGGGCTACCGAATGACGCCCCAACTGGTACCGTTCCGCCGCCTCGTCCGAGCTGAACGAATTGACGTAGAGCCCTGTTCGTCCGAGCAGCCAGAACAGGACGAGGTTGAAGTCCGGCTGACCTAACAGCCGGCGAAACGCGCCCGTGGTATCGGCAGCGTCGAGTTCCGCGATTTTCTTGCGCTCTTCCTCTTCGGCTAGCTGCGCCTCGTAGTCGTCAATCATCCGGCGATCCCCAGCCTTGAAACAACGTCCTGTGCCGCTGGATTATTCATGGCATCAGCTGCGACCTGTACGGCCTGAGAGCCGGCAGAGATTGCAGGGGCAACCTTATTTGCCATTTCGGCTTGTGCCTGCTGCTGCTGTGCCTGTGCCCGTGAGTCCCTGATGGCCTTGACCTTCTCACCACTGACGATGATCGCGGCCGGTGCCCCGACCATCTCGCCGTAGGTGTCGACGATCTGGTCACCGTCGATCTTGTCCACGACCTCCGGCTTGATGGACGCTACCTGACCGACGAGGCCGATAAGCCTCTCGACAGAGCCGGTCGCGACGGCCTTCTGAGCCTGGGCAAGCGTCGAGATGTATTCGACAGACATGCTCACGGCCTGAAGTTCTGGCGGCGGCGGCGGGAACATCTTGCGCTTCACGCCGATCTGAAAAGCCAGTTCAATCACCGGTTCAAGCTGCGCGGTGTAGATATTTTCCAGCACCGGACCGAGTTGCAGGAGCTTTTCTTCCTTTCGCTCGGAAATCTCCAGCACGTTGCGGGGCTGAACGCCCTCCATGTTCTGGAGCATCATGAACAGGTCGGCGAAAAATCCTGTATCTATACGGCGGCGCGTCTCGTTTATCTCAGCCATAAGCTCACTTATGCGGAGATTGACCTGCATAGCCGGCTGCAAACCGCCGCCGTTCGGGTCATCAACGAACGTTATCGCACCGGGAAGCAACGAAACCGGGTTGTTCTGTAGAGATGTTGGACCCTTCATCGGCGGGCGGACCATCTTGGCAATGGCTTCCAGCTTGTCGCGCGCCATGGCCTGTAGGGACTTCACGTCGCCGATAGCATCCATGGCCGGGGACTGCGCATAGGCATCGTCCGCGACCATCTCCCACGGCGGGCAGATGATTGGATTGCTGTCAAAGCCGCTCTCTTCGAGAAGACCATCTGTCTCGCTGGCGCCATCTGCCCAATAATTCGACAGGAATGCCTTGTTCTTCTTGTTCGCCTTCGAAGCGTTGCGCAATTCTCTCGGTTCTACCGCGTGGTAGATGATGAACATATCATCATACCTGGACCGGTCGTAGCTGCTGCGAATGCTTTGAGTTACACGCGTCAACCCGAAGCGATTGACGATCTTCTCGCAAGACCAGCGAAGCTTGCGATAGAGCGTGTCGCAGACTCCCTGCTCGTTGCGGGAAATCCAGTATGTTCCGGGCAAACACTGGATCATGCGGATGGGGTGATGGTCGTCGCCTTCGACAATCAGCGCGGCCGACTGCCCGAACAGCCCAAGATCGCCGTATCCCTCATGGAACACGTTGTAGACGTTCGATCTCCCGAACATGCGCCGTTCGATGTTCTCGACATCGTCCACCCAAAGCTTAGCCGGACCCCACTCGCGGAGATCGGGGTCCGGCGTCCCAAAGCGAAACCACGGGCGAGACGGCGACGTGAGGCCGGAATGCAGCCCTGATTTCAGCGTCCGCCATGCATACGAGCCGGACGGGTCAAGGATGCGCTTACGGCTGGATGCTCGCTCGTCCAGGTTTTCCAGCCTTAGGCGCTGGGGGGCGATGAAATCGGCGAGCGTCGTCCACGTCGAATGCCAGTTATTCCGAACCGACTTCAGGCTTTCGAGGCGGCGGCGGTGATACTGGATTTGCGTTTCACTTGGAGATGGGCGCATCGGTGGCCGCTTCCTCGTCAAGGTGGATGCGGACTTGCCGCATGGCCTGCTCAAGCTGGAATGCTGCCCGTTTTGTGTGGGCGGTGACGCGGAGCTTTTCGATCTCCCGTGCGGCATCTCGAATGGCGAGTTCGGCCGGCGTCAGCAGTTCGGGATGAGCCCGGCTCATCAGGCGGTACCGCCTAGCAAAGTGGGCTTCTGCGTCGCCGCGTTCTGGAGAACGCCTTGCGCGCCAGTCAGGACGGTGTTCGTCCCGGCGCGAATTCGGTCCGTTGCCCGACGTGACGCAGCTGTCGCAATGCTGGTGTCGTCGGGCTCCTGGGCTTGCGCTGAGGCCTTGTACTGCTCAACCTTCGGCGTCTTGGCAAAACACATTGGTCACAGTCCCGCGTGAGGGTCGTATTTCTCCTGCAATACGCCATTGAGGTTTCCGCCATGCATTGCTTTTTTCGCAACAGGCTCGGCAAACGTAAGCGCCAAGGCGTCTGCCCGGTTCGGTGATGGAACGCCTCGTAGCTTCATATCCTGCTTGCTCTCCAGAAGGATTTTCCCGTCAAGACGCGGCACTGTCTCGGGAGCAATCAGCTCGTCAAATAGCGTCTGGTCGTTGGGATCGATCGCGCCGCCTTCCTTCAGCCAGCGCTTGACGGTGCCCCACATCTCAGCCCGCTTGTTGAAGTAGCCGGGGTCATTTGGCTTTCCGGAGAACCACACCAACCGCCAGCTTCGCCCCATGGTCCGCCCGGCGCTGACAATGCCCGTGCCATATCCGGCGTCGACAAACACCGCGTCTGCCTTCTCTTCGTCCTCAAAACGCGCAATGAGGTTCGCAACCTCCACGTCGTTGTCGTTGCGCGGCAGGCTCGCGAGCTTCTTGCACATGAGGCCTTGGCGCAACACGATCTCCAGCGGGTCTTCGCCAGTCCACGCCGGGTCAACGCCGATGATCTTGGGCGCGAAGTTGTATTGCTCCGGCCTGAGGTGGCGACGCTGTGCGGCCGATACGTCGGTCTCGCTGATGAACTGCATGGGGGACTGAGACGGGAACTGACCGCGAACACGGTATTTCGCAACGTCGCTATCTTCGCCGCCCGCGTCATCGACGATCGATTGCAGATATGGTTTGTTGGTGCCTTCGACGGTGCGGCTGTCGATATGCCGCGTCACCCAGCGGTGTTTGAACTTCCGGAAGCACTCACGGAAACGGCCCGTGTTGCGCGTCGGGTTTCCGAACGCTACCCAGATGATAACCGTCTCCTCATCAGTCAGCGCGCCTTCGGCGACTTCCCACACCTTATCGGCGATGGCCGAAGCCTCGTCGAACAGAAGGATGATGATCTTTCCGCGATTGTGGAGACCGGCGAATGCCTCTGTGTTGTGCTCGGACCACGTGACGAAGTCCATGCGCCAGGTATCGCCGCGCGCCGGGTCTCTCGACTTGATCGACTGCGCTTGCACGTCAAACCAATGACCGGTCAGTGACCTGCGGAACCACAGCCCGACCTCTGGTGCGGTCTTGGTTTGCATCTGCGGCCGGGTGTTGGCGGTGATGACAATCTTGCAGTCGGCGAAACAGGACATGGCCCAATTGGACAGCATGCCCATTTCGGCCGATTTGCCGATGCCGTGCCCCGATGCGACGGCGATCCGAAGCGGCGTGAACCTCTTTACTGGGTCGGCGAGGTGGTCGCGTATCTGGCGGTTGATGTCGCGTTGCCACTTCCGAGGGCCGGTCATCCCGGTAAGGTCGCCCTCTCCCCAATCATAGGCCGCGACCGTCCACCGGTCGGGGTCGTGCCGGCAGGCGGCAGCTAGCTTGATTATCTCGTCGTTCGGATCGACTGGCCTGTTCATATTCCCGCAGCCCTATCTTTTGCGATGCGCTCACACGTCAGCCAAGCCCCGTCTATGACGTGCTCAAGCTCGGCCGCCGCCGTCCGCTCTGATGATCCGGCCGGATATGTCC